TAAATCCCAAAAGGATTTAGTCGAAAAAATCCCTACAATGGAAGGGGGTAAGGCGCAAGACATTTACCTGCCGCAGACACGTGCGTTGCGTAGCGTAATGAAGTTTGTGAGAGCAGAGCTAGAACGTTACGAAGAGATGAGCGGGAAAGAGAAGAAAGCCAACAGCAGCATTCCTCTTACCATGTATGGTATTGCTCAAAGAGCAGCTGTCGACGCACGTCTTGTGGAAGAAGGTGCAGAGGATGATCCCAACAGTAAGACCAACGAAGCTGTTCGCCAAACGTTACGCTCACTAAGAGAAACGGACGCTTACAAGGGCACTATCGCGATTTTTGCCGACCACTACCAGAACAAACGTAGTGGCTTCAACTTGTATGACGACATAAAGAAAAAGCTTGTTGCACAAGGCGTCCCTGCAAGTGAAATCGTTGTGATCAAACCCGGAATGACCATCAAGAAGAAGTTGGAAATCTTCGAAAAGGTCAATCGAGGAGAAATACGTGTTATTCTTGGTAGCACTGCGACATTGGGCACCGGTGTGAATATACAGGAACGCCTACACACGTTGATCCACTTGGATGCGCCCAACCGACCGATGGATTACACTCAACGCAATGGTCGTATTCTACGACAAGGAAACCTGCATAAGGAATGGGATAAGCCTGTCCGCGTGTTGCGCTTTGGTGTGGAGGATAGCCTCGATGTCACAGCATACCAGCGATTGAAGACCAAAGGAGCTATTGCCGACAGCATAATGGAAGGCGAGCAACTGATGCATGATAATATAACGAATCGTGTACTTGAAGAAGCAGAGGACGTCTTCGGCGATACAGTTGCACAACTTTCCGGTAGCGAGTATGCAATGCTTAAAAACAATGCGGAAAAGTCCGTGCGAAAGTACGAGAGCCGGAAGAAGCAGTGGGAAGCAGATCAAGCCTACATTCACAATGCAAAACCCAAATTAGAGGGACGCATTAAGGATGCGGAACGGATGGCAGAAGACGCAAAAAAACGTTTGACTGCCGTTCAGAACGCATTCCCGAACGGCGCATTTTCTGAGATTACCATTGGTAAACAGAGATACTCCTCAATTGAAAAAATGGGGGACTTCATTAAGGAGCACAACAAGAAAATCAATGATTCTGTAAAGGCCGTAAAGGAAAACCACAGTAATGGAAGTCAAACTCATACGCTCACACTGTCAATGGGCGGATTTGATTTTATCGTTACAACGGAAGTCTCGCGAAAGACGGTAGCCGATGGGGCTTCGCTCTTTGCTGACACACAAAGAAAAATGACCTATTCTTGCAAAGAATTAGGTCTAAAGGATGTGCCCGTTAAGCAATCGTTGCTCCGCAATGCCATTACAGACATCACAGAGAATGTGATTACCGGTAAGGACTTTGGCGAACAGATTGAGAGTGCCGTCAATGTCGCTCAGCGCGGTAAGGCAGAACTCGAACAGTTGAAACAGCGCGAGGGCAAGCCTTTTGAGTATGAAAACGAACTTGAAGAGGCAAAGCGTAAACATGCTGAATACTCCGAAGCCATGAAGAAGGAAATGGAGGAGAAGGAGAAAAAGTATGCCGAAATGGATGCCAGTGTTGAAGCTTCTACCGATATTACGGTGGAAGAGGGAGGAGACGTCTCTGAAGATTCAGACAAATACCGCTTGATGGATGAAGATCGCAAGGAAGTAGCGAGTACCCCAGAGGCGATGGTTGATCGGGTGAATAGCTTGTCTGAACAATTGCATACCCCCGTACGTATTATCAGCACCCCAGAGGAAGTGGCGGCATTACCGAGTGCACGGCAACGCAGGATGAAGGGAAGCTTCAACACGAATACAGGCGAGGTTACCATTGTCATTCCCAATAATTCGAGCTTGGCCGATGTCGAGAATACGTTTATGCACGAGGTCGTCGGCCACGGTGGGTTCCGTGTGCTCTTCCCAGAACAGGAAAATCTGGATAACGCCATTGACGAACTCTATCGTGTTTCAGACGACGGTATTCGCGAATCCATCGATCGCGCGGCCAATGACATGTACGAGGCAGAGGTGGAACGGTTGAGAGAACAGAAGCGAAAAGAACGCGAAGCCAAAGGAGAAGATGCCAATGCCCACTACTATGAGGATATGGCAGATGCCCATACCGAAGCAAGCAAGAAACGTGATCAATTCAGAAGAAATGCAACTGAAGAATATGGCGCAGACCTTGCAGGTAGAATCGGCGAGCATGGTTTCGAGAAGATGAGTGCAGAGGAGTTGACATTCTGGGGACGCTTGAAGTCGATGCTTCAAAAGGCATTGCGACGTTTGTTGAATGGTTTGAAAATCACCAGCAAGAAAAAGTGGAGTGACAAAGAATGGGCATTTGTTCTGCACGAAGCCTATAAACGCAAGAAAAACGGAGGAAACCCCACCATCTTGGATGTAGCCGATACAGAGGTTATGAAGCGGAAGACAGGCTTCGATGAAAGTATGGAGAGCCGTGAAATCATCAAGAAAGAACGCAATGAGGAGTTCAATAGAGTGAATGAGCGTTTTAACGAACAGGTTGTTAGGCTGACAGAAGAGAATGCAGATAAGACCGTGCTTTCGTTGGGGCGTCCATCAGCTATCCTGCAATCAGCAGGAGTAAAGGATATGCCTATGAAACTTTACGGCAACAAGGTAATGAAAAAGATGCGCAAGCATGGCTTTGCGCTTGATGAGTTGCGTGATCTACCAAAGGCTGTTGCTAACCCAATTACTGTATTCAACAACTATCAGCGTGAGGGAAACCGCTCGATACTGACAGCGTTAAAAACAAAGGACGGTGTCTTTTTGGTTACTCTCGAATTGGGCAAGAATGCTGATGTTGATTTCAATATTGTGTCATCAGTATTCGGCAAAGGCTTCAATAAAGTTGTGGATTGGTATAACAAGGGGTATGCGACATATATAGACAAAGAAAAGGCCCTGTCGTTCCTGTCCCATCAATCCGCACCAATCGCGGCAACAGCAGCAAACGCAGGGCAATCAAGCGCAAGCCTCTCCTCAGCGTCTCAAAATGTTCAGCAGGAAATAGACAAGCAAGTCCTTGATACAGCGACAAAGATCGTGGAAAATTTTGAAAACCCCAAACTTTCTAATGAATTTATCGAGGATGACGGCATAATGTTCCATGATGGACACATGGGACTTGAAGAAGCCATCACCGAAATGAAGGTAGCCGCGAGCCGGGCGAATGCTGACAGTTTACAAGCCAAGCAAGAAGCGATGAAAGCTATCGGGGGCAATCTTTCGAAATTGCGTCAAGCAATGGCGCGTCAAAAAGAATACGACCGTGCCACAGTCAAGAGTGTGACTGATCTTGCTAAAATCCTGCTGAATAATGGACTTCTCGATGATTTGAGTAAACATGAAATCAAACGACTTCTGTCCACGTCGAACAACGTTCTCGGTAAGCAGGATGTGAGCAGCTATGTCCAAAATGTCCTTGATATTATGGTTGACAACCAGCTGCGCATGGGAGCTAATCATCTTGGTAAACTGCTTTCTATTCGTGCCAGTCGGGTTGATGCTCGCGGAATTGAAGTGCAAGGCAAGTTGGATCCGGAAGGGCAACAAATTGCACAAGTGTTGAAAAAGGCCATGCCTCTGCCCATTTTGGATATTGAGGAGAGAATTTCCAACGCACTTGACCGCATGGGAAGCAACGATTCAGCCGTTGCCAATGAAGCTCTTATAGAATACAACGGTCTGCTCCTCGCCCGGTCGTATGCAGAGGCTATTGTTGAAAGTAAGGCGGAAGAAAAAGCTTTGCGCGACAGCCTTAAAGAGGCGAAGGAAGAGTATGAAAGTGGAAACATGACTCGCGAAGCTTATCGCGAGTACGTGGAATCCACGAAAGACGCGATTCGCCAAAACAAGATTGAGCGTATAGAGTCTTATCGTAATATTGTCGGGCAAATCAGTGGCATCCTCGGAGACAGTGTGGAACGTGCCAAGCAATGGCGTGAAGACGAAAAGCGACGCGTGGCGGAAATTCACCACAATGCAAACTCCGACATGGAGGGAAGACCTGCAAATGAGCATTATAAGGAAAGTACATTGCAGAAGATTTCCAACAACTCTATTGTTCGTTTTCTGTTCGCCCCCTTAGCTACTTTCGACCAGATGCTTCGCCTCTTCGGCGACAAGAACGTGAAAGGAGAAGGCTATCTATGGAATCGCTATATGCGAGGTTGGGTTGACGCTACGGAAAAAGAATACACCGGCTATCGCGACTCATTGAAAATTCTTGATGAAAAGGTCAGTGAGATCTTTGGCAAGAAGAGGAGATGGAGTAAAATGCTGATGAAGGACGATATGAAGTGGAGCGATCTCTACGATTTGGAGCGCAAGCTTCCCAAGGGCACTGTAAAGTTTTGGGACGGCGGTGAGATGAAAGAGTTTGAATTGGCACAGGGCAATCTGCTTTATATCTACATGGTCAACAAAATGTCAGATGGTCGAATGAAGTTGCGAAAAATGGGAATCACGGATGGAGATATTGAGAGAATCGAAGCTCTTCTTGATCCACGTTTTATCGAACTTGCGGATTGGATACAAGAGGAGTTTCTTGTACAGAAGCGCAATGAGTACAACGAGGTGCACAAGCGCATGTTCGGTACTTCGATGGCTGCTATCGATGACTATTTCCCATTGAAGATACTTGCCAATGCAAGAATTGAGAATGTGGATGTTGCCGACGAAACGACAGACAGTAGTTTGCCGGGAATTTCGACAGGCAGTATTATGAAGCGCAGACGCAACAATCTTGCCCTTGACATTACAAATGCTGATGCCTTTAGCGTGCTCCTTGATCATGTTCAAGAAATGGAACATTGGGCTGCTTTTGCAGAGTTCAATCGTGATTTGAACACCTTACTGTCGTACAAGCGTTTCCGCAACCAGGTCATGAATATGGCATCTGTCTATGGTGGCGGTAAGACATTGTGGAAAAAATTCCGCGATGTATGTAGCATGGCAGCAGGTTCTTATCGTCCGCTCACCAACACCTTTGATAAAGCCGCAGTAAACATGGCCAAGGGGGTGACGGCTTCAAAAGTCAACTTCAGAGTCTTTACGGCGTTGAAGCAGTTCCTTTCTATGCCGGCTTACCTTTCGGACAGCGATCCCAGATATTTGGCAATGAATCTCATCAACCCGATAGGTGCATGGAAATGGGCGATGAAGAATCTCCCTATTTTCGAGAAGCGTTGGAAAAGCCGCATGGCGGGAGATCCCAGATTGTTGAAGAATGAGATGGATTGGAAGCTGTGGCAAAGCAAAGTTGTAGAAATTTCCACACGTATAGGTATGACTCCCAATGCGTTTGTAGACGCTCTAACTGTTTCTATCGGTGCACATTCTATGTACCAAACGAAGAAGCAGAAATACCTTCGCTACGGGTATGATGAAGACACTGCCGAAAAGCGAGCCAAGCAAGACGCAACAATTCTATTCAATCAAACTCAGCAGTCGAGTGAAAGCGCATTCCTTTCCACAATGCAGGTCGACAGAACATGGCTAAGTGTTTTGTTTACTATCTTCCGCAATTCGTCGATGTCATATACCCGACAGCTGCATGATGCCGTTCGCAACCTCAAACACCGATTTGAACCCGGCTACACGGGATTGACGGAAGAGTTTATGGCGAAGCAAATGTATAGAGACGGTATAGATCCTGAACAAGCTGACCGAAACGCGAAGAACCAGTACAGAAGAGCGTTGCTGCGCGACATTGCACGTGTTGCCGTATTTTGGTTCATTTTGCCGCTTGCTTGGAATCTTGGTGCAAAGCTTCCTTACCTCATCCTCGGTGATGACGATGAGGAAAAAGAAAAGATGCTAAAAGACGCAACTATTCAAGCTTCATTTGGAAGCCTCGAAGGATTGGCCGGAGGAGATGTTATTAGTTCAGCCGGTCTGATGGCCGTAAAAGGCGAAGGTAATTTGAGTTATCTCACAAAGGATATGCCGCTGGCTAGCGATGTTGCATCTATTCTGAAAAACATGCCAAAGGATAGAGTCGCTGCCATGAACGATGTCATCAACCTGCTTGCGCAAACAACTTTGGCAGTCAACCCTCAGTCTCTTACAGATGGTGTTGTCGCAATTATGGATTATTGCGGCGACGATCCGAAAACGTCGCGCGAATGTGCCCTGCTTATCATGCGAATTATGAACTGTCCGCAAAGCCAGATTGACAAGGTTTACTTTGATGAACTTGGGGTGACGGCTTCAGAAGCTCAAAAAATGACCCCAGCCGAGATTGCCGAACGATATGCTCGCTACAAGGTTTATAGATCAGCCCCTCTTACAGGGTGGGCATATACCGAAGAAGAACGTCGTTCCGCAATGGAAAGATATTCAAAGGGGGCAATCAAAAGGGCTAAGGAAAAGCTAAAGGCCAATCTTGAAACAGAAGAAACGAAGCAGTTGCTATCGGAGTATGACAAAGTGAGAAAGGAAGAAGCAGCCCTAAATAAGCTCAAATCGACCGATATAGAAGCATACGCCGAAAATCTCCCATTGTTCTACGAAAAGAATGACATGGCTGTGCATGAACGTATCAAACAGTACAAACAGGACATGAAGACGCTCACAGAAGAGTATCTCCGAAGCAAAAGCGCGAAAGAGCTTGACGAGATAACCAAGACGATGTTTAGTACACGCGACAATATGCTTAAAGAGATCCGACTTCAGAAGCAGCAATAGTTAATCTACAAAGGACGGTGCAGAGTATTACTTTTGCACCGTCCCAAAGTTTATCAAATGTGGCAATGGAAAAATTACATAGACTAAGTGCAATCATGCCGGATGAAGAGCTTGACAGCATTTCTTCGTCCAAACGTCGTCTCGGGAATAGTCGAGCCTTCGAGGTGTTATGGCAAGCGCAGCAGTATTGGCTCGCGATGGAAACCTTTCGAAGAGACCGAGAGCGTAACAAGAACTACACCTATGGTAGGCAGTGGGAAGACATGGTGTGTGTTGATGGTAAGCAGATGAAGGAGGAAGACCTTATCAAGAAGCAGGGCAATGTACCATTGAAGAATAATCTTATTCGTCGTATGGTGCAAGCCGTATTGGGTGTATATCGCAGTCAGTCCAAAGAGCCGACATGCACTGCACGTGATCGAGATGAACAGCGTTATGGGGAAACGATGAGTACCGTGTTGCAGTGCAACATGCAGTTAAATCGAATGACCGAGATAAATGCTCGATGTATGGAAGAGTTCCTAATATCAGGATTTGTGGTTCAACGCAAGTGGTTCGGTTGGCGCGAGGACAAGTTGGATTGCTGGACAGACTATGTACAACCCAACAACTTCTTCGTCGACAACAATATGAGGGATTTTCGTGGGCTGGACTGTTCATGCGTAGGAGAGATCCATGACATCTCCTTTGAAGATTTGTGCCAACGTTTTGCCCATAGCCCTGAGGAGTACGCAAGATTGGCAGAGATCTATAAATTTGCAAAGGACAAAAGTTACTTGGGAGCTGTCTATAATGATTTCGGCTACCCTCTTCAAGACAACTATGACTTTCTTGTCCCCTTTGATTTGACGAGATGTCGGGTAATAGAAGTGTGGCGCAAAGAGAGCAAACCAAGAGTGCGCTGCCACGACGTAAATAATGGAGACGTCTTTAAGGTTGAAGTTGAGGATTTCCAAGAACTTGTCATAGATAAGAACAACAAGCGTCTTCAACAAGCGCAAGAATTTGGAATAAACGAAGAGGATGTACCCCTTATCCGCTATGAGTGGTTCATGGACTCATATTGGTACTACTACATGCTTACTCCTTTCGGTGATATACTCGAGGAGGGTGAAACGCCTTACGAGCACAAGAGCCACCCTTATGTTTTCAAGGCATACCCTTTCATAGACGGAGAGATACACTCATTTGTGAGTAACGTGATAGACCAACAGCGATACACTAATCGCCTTATCACAATGTATGATTGGATTATGCGAGCTTCCGCCAAGGGCGTGCTTTTGTTCCCCGAAGAATGTTTACCCAAGGGAATGTCCATGGAGGATGTGGCCGACGAGTGGTCGCGTTTCAATGGAATAATCATGATAAAGACCCCAAAGGCAGGGAATGTTTTGCCACAACAAATAGCTAACAATAGCACAAACATAGGTATCTCGGAGCTGCTGCACCTCCAGTTGAAATTCTTCGAAGATATTTCCGGCGTGAATGGAGCTATACAAGGTAAGCCGGGCTACTCGGGAATGTCCGCAAGTTTATACAACCAACAGGCACAAAACGCCACGACCTCGTTGTTAGATTTGCTCGACACCTTTTCCGCTTTTATCAGAGACGGAGCATATAAGGATGTCAAGAACATTCAACAGTTCTACGACACTCGGCGCGTATTCAACATTGCCGGTAAAAATTCCACCATCGTTGAATATGATCCTCAAAAAATACGCGATGTGGAGTTTGATTTGAGCGTTGTAGAAAGTACGGCAACGCCAGCCTTCCGCACGTTGACCAATGACATGCTCATGCAGTTATGGCAAGCCAATGCAATCAGTGTGGAACAGTTGCTCGAACATGGCGATTTCCCATTTGCGGATGAATTGCTACAGAGCATTAAGTCGCAAAAAGAGCAGCTACAACAAGGGCAAGTCCCGGAAGGCTTATCGCCAGAACTTGCCCAAAGAGCACAACAGAATGTAAACATGGAAGCTGTGAATCAAGCACAGCAGATGTTACAGCCCTCGTGAACACTTAGATAGAAGCCTCGGAAACGGGGCTTCTATTTTTTTTGATTTTCCTGCATGTGTTGGCGACCCAATAAGGCCTTTCCATCTCATTATAACAAATGTGCATTCCTATAGCACGTGTCATTAGCAAGTCGTCATGTTTCCCCGTAATTGCTCCATACGCCCCATTTTTTTTACGTTCATAGGTTATATATTCCGAAAGGCAGCGTCTATCCCGTTCGATATATAATTGTTCTCGTACAACCTTGATTAAGGTTGATATAATCATCGGCTTTGTCAGAACGTTAGTATGGAAACCATATTTCCGAGGCGCACCTTCGCGTATCTCATCCTCTGATTGTTTACGCGCATAAAGGTTAGGGTATGTATCCGAAATCTGATTAAGGATGTATTGAGATTGGTCTCCCCCTTCAATCTGCCGTTCCTTATCATGTGTTTCTAAGGTGTTAGACTCAATGACAAGTAAGGAGTTCTCATAGAACGCCGCAATCTGTGCCGCCCGCCATGCAAGTCTGTCAATGTCACAATGCCCATACCACTGCGCAACTACTGACGGAGGCTCGCTGGCGTCAATCAGACTCATTCGGTCGAAGACAACTATAACAGACCAGTCGGACTTATTTGAGCGCCCACCAACGTCTACAACCGTTAGGTATCGGTGAGCGACCTCTCCGTCTTCGAAGGCTTCAGGCATTGCCCATATCGCCAATTGACCTTGTAAATCTTCTTTGAAGCGCAGATTTGAAAGAGCCTTTTCCCCCTCGTCAGCATCAGCATAAACTTCTCCGACAAACCGAGGAGGAATGCAAAATCGCTCAAACTTTTGTACTCTGTATTTGTCGAATACCATAGCGCCAGAATGAACAAAAGCTTCCACATCGTCAGATGGGTATTCCGAAGCCATTACGGCGAAATCATCCTTGCCCGAGCGTTCTATTATATACCAGTTGATTCCCTCCAGTGTAGCCCCTTTCTCCCACAATGACCACAGATAGCGTCCACTTTCCTCACGATTTGATGCCACATAAGCATTCTCCCGATTCCGATACAGCCACTCTGCAAAAGCCTGCTTTTCAGAGATTGATGAAAACTCTTTCCGGTATAGTTCAATCTGAAACCACGCAATAAATAGTGCTTCGTATTGTGATTTTATCGTTGGATCAGCCGCTGCAGTGTACTCCGTGTGAAAGAAATTGCCGGTACCATTGGGCGTACTTTCCATTACAATCATCGTAAACGGTTCAAAGAGAATCCCCGAACAAGCAGAACGAACAATATCTTGTGGAGATTTCCCATCAGTCTTTGCCCAAAGTCCGACCTCAGACAAGTGAACAAGGGAATAAGCACCACCTCGGCATCCATTGGGACGTTCTGCTGTTCCTACTTTAATTTTACAATTGCGTTGTGGAACGCGATGAGTAGAGCCCGATTTCCCGACACTTACCATTTTAGGCTCGTTCTCAGAGTAAGCCGCTCCAAGATCATGTAGAAATTCTACCGGATACCGCTTGATCATCAGATCGAACATATCCTTGATCTCATCAGAGGCAGCCCCTTGATGGGCAATGATGAGCGAGTTCAGCCCCTTACGATGATTGAACTGCAGCCACGCCATGTATATTTGAGTTGTCGTAGAACCTCCCCATTGACGCGCTTTTAGTAGTATAACACGTATAGGTAAACCAGCTTTCCTTTTTGCTTCAAACTTATTTACTAAGACGCGTTGCGGATAATATAGACGGAAGAGGACGTCCTTCCCGGCTTTTTTGTTGTGGATGTAAATCAAAATTGCTGCCCAAAAAGGGAAGTCGTGCTTGATTCGCAAACGGATCAACTTTCGGGAAACCTTAGTACGGTCGACATCGTTGGGCTCAACCTGAAGAACAGACGACAGAAACTTATCGATAGAGCCGGCCTTGACAAGTTTCTTCACAAACGGTACTCCCATCATCTCAATAGGTAGCCATTGTTTAGGAATAGCGAAATCTGATATGCTTACGCAAATACGATCTCCAATAGATCCTTCTCCTGTGACAGGGTTGAATGTTGCAAACATTTCCTCATTGCGGCGATTGTTCTCAGCCAGCAATTCAGCAATCTCTGTTTTTTCTGTACTGTTTGTCATCCCATCCATTTTTAATGCGGTAAATAAACTCTCCTACCGTTCGGGCTGTGAGATAGAATTTCGGTGCGGGTTGATTAACGATTAGTGACACCAACTCGTACACTGATTTATGTGGGTGCTGTTCTCGTAATATTGTGAACCTACGGTATATTTCTTCAAACATTTCTCGTTTGTTCTCCCTCATACGTGGCATTGGTTTACCTGCGGCCATTGCAGAAATTACAATAGCCGCCCTCTCTTCGCTTACCCAAAATCGTGATGCAGGAGATTGAGAGACGAGTTCAAAGATAACAGGCATTACAATTGTATTTGCTTCTTCGATTTTCTTCCGATAAGCTCTCATGAGATCGCAGTTACGTTCGTGCGTAAAATCAAGAATACACCCCAAATGTTTCATATACAAACGGTCTATTGGTTTCTTCAAAGTTACGAAGACCAAGTCGCAAAAGTTAAAAGCAGGGCTATATCAGTAAGCCTTATATTCGCAAGTGAATATATCACACACTTTATACATTGCAAACAATGGCTGAAAACGACGGAGTTATGAGCAGGCGCGACCAGCATTTGGAGCGATTGCGAAACAAGTATCCCGACAAGAAGTTTGAGGATGACGAAGAAATTTATGGGCAAATTTCCGACGATTACGACCAATTCGAGCAGGATATTGACAGCTACAAAGGCAGAGAAAAAGCGATGTCGGATATGTTTGCCGCCGACCCTCGTAGTGCCCAGTTCTTAGCCGACATGCACAAAGGGAACGACCCAGTATTGGGACTCGTAAAAAACTTTGGCCTCGAAATTAAGGACGTGCTTGACAATCCTGATATGCAGGATAAGATTGCTGAGGCAAACAAGGAATATGTAGAGCGAGTAGCCAAGTCGAAGCAACTCGACGAGGAGTACGAGAAAAACATGGATGCCACTCTTGAAACCCTACGCCAATTCCAAGCAGAGCGCGGAATGGACGATGAGCAAATTGACGCTGTGGCAGAGGCTATGCTCAACGTGGTACGCGATGGGGTCATGGGAAAGTTTACACGCGAAACCTTGGAGATGTTTGTTAACGCCCTTAACCATGACAACGACGTGGCTTCTGCTGGTGAAGAGGGGCGTGTTGCAGGGCGTAACGAGAAAATTGTAGAGACTTTACGCAAGCAGAATAAGGGGGACGGTACATCGCCACTGAACGGCAAAAACGGAGGCGCACCGGGTGGTCAGCACGCAAAAAACATCTTCGCTCTTGCAAGTGAAGCGATGTAGTCAATGAGAGGTGAAGTCGTAACGTTTCCCAACGTGGATAAACCGCAGCACCCAGCAACAGGCAGCGCAGGACTACGCACACAGGTGCCGGGGGGCATTGCTTCCGTGAGCAATCTCGCGAGAGCAACAGGAGGAATTAGTCCCGGTGGCATCGTTCAGACCGATAGTAAATAGATTATTCACAAGCTAAAAAACAAAGACATGGACGGAGAAACCGTACAAGTAGGTGGGAAAAATCCCACCGTATCATCGGGAACGGCAGGTGCTAAGACACAAGTTCCCGGCGCGCCGACAACAGTCAGCGCAGTTGCCGGTGCGACCGGTGGAGTAGGAGCAGGCAACCTCGTAGAAGCAGATCTCGATGATGAACTTTACAAGTTCAAAAGCGATGACACCCCGTTGATGCAACTAATGCTCAAGGCACGAAAAGTTCGTGTAACGTCCCCCGAGGTTGAGCACTATATGATTGACGAGCCCCGTTCCAGCGTAACTACGACGACCAAAGTGACTGCTGGGACAGCCAAACAGTTCATTTTGCCCCTACTCGCAAATGATGCTGACATCCCTCGTCCGCATGGAACACTGCTTGTCCAAGGTGTGGACGGATATGCTGAAGATGGAACAACGAAGACGCCGGGCTATGACCTCATGCTCTTCGTAACAGGCCAAGACCCCACTACAAACAATCCGATTGTTCGAGCCGTCAATGGACCGAAAGCGAACAGCACAGACGAGTATTGCACGACTCCCGAGATTCCCGCAGGAACAACCCTTATCATTTTGTCAAACGCTCTCTACGAGACGCAGAAAAAGGTCGACCCTGATCTCATTGTTCCTCAAGGTACAACTGTTTATCTTCAAAAGCGTGGCATGAATCAGATTGTATCTGATTACTATGAAGCGCAGAAAAAGAAAATTCCATTCGGAAAGGCTGTTATCGCCGAAGCCGCGATTACCAACTTCAAGGTGCGTGGCAATCGCACTCTTTATGCAGGTCGAAAGGGTAAGATGCAAGTACAGACACCGGAGGTGGGTACGCAGACCATCTACTTCTCAGAAGGTGTGCGTTATCAAGTAAAGAAGGAGCTGCAGCATTCCGGGAAGTGGACTTACGAGGAAATCATTGCCTTGGCTAAGATGATCTTCACGGGAGAAGACGTTCCCAAGATCGTAATCGCTCTTGCCGGTAAGAACTTTTTGGAAAATATCCAATGTATCGACTACTCACAGCATCCGGAAATTGAAATTTCCACTAAGACGAACGCCGTTGGTTGGGTCGTTACGAATTTCCACACGGTCTTTGGTGACATTGAGTTTAAGCACGATCCGACCATTGATCGCTTGAAGTGGAGTAATTCGGCATTCGTCGTTGCTCCAGACCGCTTGATTCACTACCAATATTCGGCCGAACACTCTACGAAAGATCGCGTAGAAGGCGAAGAAGCGACACGTGAGTCGCTCCTTGTGTGGGACGCACTTGCTCTCAAGGGATCGTGCCATATTTGGATTAACGGCGAAGGCAACAACAAGAACTCTGCTTCTACCCAAATTCATTTGTGGAATAGCGACACCGCTCCCACGCAACCGATTGAAGGCGGAGTTTACTACCTCCTGAAAGATTGCCCGGCCATCAATGCAGAAGCCATGAGCGGTCAGATGTGGCAATACAAGCAGAGCGCATGGAAGGAGTATTCCGGTGAGTTCATGGCGACCCAATAAGCCTATCCATAAGTAAAATCAACCGGCAAAGGCGGACAGGTAGTGATGCCGTCCGCCTTTCTTTATTAGAATTAGAATCCTATTCTATATGAAAAAGAAAAGTATCACCTATGGTGTCTACGGAATGATGGAGTATCAAGCCATTATTCCTATGGGGAAAGCCCGTCTCAAAGTCCAGTTTACAGATGGGAGTATTACATCAATTGGGCAGAACCCTGCAAAATTCACGACTTCGGACTTTATGACGCAGCACGCTATTGAAAACAGCGATTTGTACCTGCGTGGATTCATCAAACGAATCAATGTTATTGAGCTTGATGAAGAGATCGACTTTGATAGTGGCACGAATCGTAAATCTGTCAGCACGCCTATGGCAGAAGAAGGCGGAGAGACCTACGCCCCGGGGACAAGCGAATCTTCTGTAGGGGAAGCACAAAACGTTTCGGAGAACGAAGCGGGTTTGATCAATGAAGAGAAAAAGGAACTGACAGAGGTCGAATTCAGCACCAACCAAGAAGCCAAAGATTACCTTGTAGGAAGCTTTGGTGTAAAGGGCAATGTGCTGAAAAATCGCGCAGACATTGTATCAGTCGGCGAGACCTTTGGTGTAAAAATCAACTTCGTCGCAGAATAATAGGTACAACGATATGGTGTATAAAATTGAAGTCGTAGAGCGAGATGTGCGTATTGCCATTGACGAAAACAAGACAAATGAACAGCTCATCAACGATGGGGATATTGACACCTTATCGTTAAATGATATTATTCGCTCAAAGATTGTTGAAGCCGTACAGCGCGTAGAGTCTACCGCTCCCGCGCATTTCTTAGAAGAGGGCCACCTTTTTGGGAGATCCGTCTATTGGGAAACAAACGGGAGCGGTTGGACTCTACTGCCTGACGACTTTATGCGACTTATCGCTTTTCGCATGAGTGATTGGGAGCGTACCTGTTATACAGCTATTTATGTAAACGATCCGTTGTATGATCTACAATCGTCTCGGTATAGAGGAATACGTGGTAATACTCAAAAACCTGTATGTGCCATTGTCAATCGCCCAGAGGGCAAAGCACTGGAGTTTTATAGTTGTAAAAAAAACAATGCCTATGTGCAACGTGCTTCATACATTCCTTACCCGATGATCGACGAAGCAGACGGAATAGACATCAGCGAGCGTTGCTATACCGCAGTCATCTATACGACTGCAGCCTTAGTATTAACCGCCTACGGTGCAAACGAGCGAGCAGCCGCAATGAGTACCTTGGCCAAAACTATATTCGACTATGAATAGTTCAATTCCTACAGAGCAGTTTGACGGAGATATGGCAGTCGGACGAGATATTACCATCGGAGGTAATTCCGCGATACGAGGGTCTGCTAAAATCGGCCACAATCTTATCGTGAATGGCTGGCTTGAAGCAAAGAACATCAAGGCGGCAAATAAAGGATTGTTCAAAACCGAAGAACAACTCCGCGATGCGTACCCCACACCCGAAAAAGGTTGGTGGGCATTGGTCGCTGTGCAAGGAAGTGAAGCAACTGATCACCTCGGACAGCTTTATATTTCCGATGGGAAGAAATGGGTTGCGCAAGTGGACAGCAGTGAAAATCCTGTGCTCAAAGGAAATCCCACGATAGAACATAAAGTATACACGGAGGCAGTGGATCAAATCACGACAGATCTTACTACAGTAATCGGAGACGTCAAGCAAAATAAAGATCAGATCAAACAGATTCGTAGCACTCAAGCATCAGATTCCGTAAAATACGAAACTTTGTACACTCAACTATCTAACACAACCAATGCCGGGTTACAAGAAGCTGGTGAAAAAATTTATAAATTAGAATCTGCCATTATAACTAAAAGAACAATTATCTCCCCTACCCCCCGACCAGCTTCTTCGTTCTTCATTCCCCAAATT